GTTTCGATGCCGACAACGATCCCGACCAAAATCAGAAAAGTGGTGAGGACATGAACAGCTGTAGCTGGTGGCTTACGGCGTAGTAGTCGAGCGTCATCACTACGGTGAGGATAACGATATTGAGTCCGATCACCAGCCGTTCGAAATGACTTAGAGTCATGGTTGACAACCTTCACCATTACACGTGCATATGGATCGAAGCCAAGCATGCTGTCAGCTCTCCTGTCCATACAGGCGAAAGTGCTCAGCCAATCGTGACCATTGCCGATCGCTTCTTTCACCATATTGAGTTGCAATTGTGTCAGCATTACAACACTGCCCACATTATGATGCCAATCAGAACGAACAGTCCGAGCAAGATTTGCCAGACGGCAACACGGAAGCGCAGATGCATTGTCACTTGCTGCACCCCGTGGCTAGAGGTTGCTGATCGATGAACGGGCACGGCTTGATTACCGGGTTGCTCGGCGCCAGGGTCTGATTCAATTCCATCTTGCGAATGCGATCGAGCCACACAGCGTCAGACTTTGCGCGGTCCCTTGCGTCGCTTTGCATTTGGAGAATAAGGCGCTCCTCGACACCCACGTATTTCACGAGTGAAATCGTCAAGAACAGGAACGACGCGGCGAGGACCGCGTACATAAACTTGCGCGGCACGGCTAGAAGCTCCTTGACGGATTGAGCGTGTTCGGCGTCCTGATATATTTGGCGTAGCGCTGCCTTTGCGAACGTGTCTTAGGACGACTGCGAGCCACAGCCGCTGACGGCGTGTCGTTGGAGCTGCGGCAGAACCGATAGAAACCTGGGGTGAGATTTCCATCGGGCGCTAGCTCCTCAGCCTCGATTTCGGCGAGCCGGTTTGGCAGTGAGAGGAAATAGTCAGTCATCCTGTTAAATTGCACGAACTCGAAAAAATGTCAACAGAAATCGAAAATGGGTATGGAACGTAGTCTGACAAGACTAATCCAGCTACACCCGGCAGCTTTTTATGTGGCAACGGGTGAGGAACGGTCCAACGATACAAAGCCAGCTGCGGGATGTTCCAGATAACCGAACCAGCCAGAAAGAACGTTTCCGAAAAGTCTTTAGTCCAACGAACTTCATCCATCAGACGCCGAACAACCTCACATGGATCGGGACTGGTGAACAGGTAGATTTTGGCAAATTGAAGCTCATGGATCGGCATTTTCTGTAGCTGACTCAAGACATGACTGGCGTTGTCACGCTCCGTTGTCATCTCACTATAAGGCCAAGGCAAAGGATTCGGATTTGGCAGCGGTGCAGCTCCGCGCCCTTGTTCGTACCAATTAGCTTTCATGTGCGTGACTTCTACGGCTCGGGCGCATCGTTGGAAAACGCGCCGCCTTCGGATAGGTGCTTACATCATCGTCAGTCGGCTCAATCCAGGTCTCGACTTCGACGCCATTCGCGCCACGGAATAGATCACCGAACGCCTTTTCCAGCTCGTCTTCTCTGTAACGAAGCTTTTTCGAGGTATCCTGTCGAGTCACTTGAAATTCGAAATGTGGCTTCCTACCATCGTAAGAGCCAACGAGATCGATTGTTCCCCAAGGAGTTTCAATTGCACCATTGTAGCGAAAGCGCGGGTTGCGGCGGCGTGCGCCATCGTGCCAAGCGTCCAGCATTGGCTTGAGCAAGATCGCTCTGTCAACCGCCGACGTGGCAAACTCGTTATTGCCGGTCCTGACTTTGCGGACTGGTTGAATTGCATGACCGGGCTCGACCTTTGGTATATCTTGCTCAACACCACACTTATTGAGGTAATTGAAGGCGTCAGCGATGTTGTAACAGCGCCTGCGTTCGGTTGCTCCATTAGCGAGCGCATAAACGCCAACACTGATTTTACGGTTGCCAAACTCGCAAAAGAACTTGAGACGGAGCGCAACACGCCCGCGCCGATTGGCAACGATCGGATCGAAGTCGAGCACCTTCTGGTGCAGCTCCTCGAAGTTTTTAACGAAAAGAGTCATATTGGTTCCTCAGAAGTCACTATTTGTGCGATGTCGGTTGATAGCACAAATAGTGACTTCTGTCAAGCTGTACAGCACAAACGGTCAATTAAGTCAATATCAACAATTAAATTGTTGTGAAAAGGCTTGGAATTACAACGAAAGCTCAAAAACCGTAGTGTAAATGAGGAACACGGAACCAGTCGCGGGGAAAATGCCCGGCACAAATATCTGCGCCGGTGTCTCACTGTACCAGCTCAGGCACAGAAATTTTTTCGAAGCGTTTTACCCTGACTGGTTTGGTGTTCCTGGTTCCCACTATTCTTTTATTCTTTTGATTGATCTTATCTAAAGAAATAAAGGGTTTTGGGGCCAAAAGTGGTAGGTCGAAAAGTTGTGGATTTTATGACACATCCGCAGAAAGCTTAGCTTTTGCTAAAAAACACTACTTTTTGAACGTTGCTCTTTTAGCTTTTCGCGCCCCGCACGGAAGGGTGTGGGGAACCAAACCAAAATGACCCTATGTGTGCTTTTACTTTACTTTTACGTTGTTGTATGGCATGTACGAAGTATGTTTACTGAAGATCGTGCGAACGACGTGGTTTCGGCCCGCGTAGCGGGAAGCCATCTGGCGGAGCCAGAGGGCGGAGATGGTAAGACGCTGGCTGATTGCAAGGCGAGGTTCGTCGATGACAAGAACTTTGCCGGGCTTGGGAGCGGGTTCTGGACGATTGGAGTTGATCCAGGCAATTCCGGCGCTCTAGCCGCGATTGACGAGTATGCGGGCAAGCTAGCCATCCTGGATATGCCAGTCCACGTGTTCGGAGCTACTGCCAATCGACGCGAGGTTGATGCGTACGCGGTCGTCAGTTGGCTGCGTAAGCATCCGAGCAATATCCTTTATATAGAGGATGTTTGGGGAATGGTCCACGATGGTGGTGTGAACGGATTCACCTTCGGCGCCAGCCTTGGGACGATTCTTGGCGTTGCTGCATCACTTCGCTTAAGGGTTGTCAAAGTTCGTCCTTCAATCTGGAAGGCGCGCATGGGATGCGGAGCTGACAAGGATTTGTCGCGTGCGCGTGCCTCGAAGCTCTTTCCAAGTGCAGCCGCGCAGTTCAAGCGTAAAAAGGACGACGGCAGGGCGGAAGCCAGCCTGATTGCGATGTATGGTGTGTTCGATCAGGGACACCAACCAAGAACAGTGATTGAATTCGATGGGAAGGAAACCGTTTCCAAGTGAACCAGGGAGTCCGCTTGCACATCAGCAGAAAATACGTATTGGAAAATATCGAAGGAAGACCCGCAGAATAAAAACGTGGGTAGATAAGTGGTCGGTCGGTTGGTTACTCTTCATTGATCATGTGGCTCAAACAAGAAGTAAGATGATGAAATTACAAGATATTCGTCGAGAGAACTTTTGCAGCCTGATAGTTCGTGGCGGCGGCATTACTGATTCATATGAAAAAGCCGGATATTCGCCAAACCCAGGCAACGCTTCAAAAATGTTTCATCAGCTTGAGATTCAGGCGCGTATACGCGAACTGAAGATAGAGGCGGCTGAAGGATCGATTGTGGCGATCGATGACATTCTCAAGAATGGTCCGAAGACTGACGAAGACCTTGAACTCACAAAGACGTGGGTGCTTGAACAACTTATGTTGCTTGCTCAGAACGCAAAGCTAGAAAAGCAGCATAACGCAGCTTTTCGTTGCATTGAACTGATGGGCGAATATCTTGGAATGTGGGGTAAGCTCGGTAAAAATGGTGTTGATCGTGGCGGAATTTCTGAAACGAAAAAGTCTAAGGCACCTACTGCTTCGAGCCTCGCAAATCTAGTGCATACATTCCGAAAAATGGATAAAGAACAAGAAGATGCTGCAAATAATCTCGCAAAAGACGCGCAAGCAGATACGGAAGTCACTGACGAACCTGAAGATGGTGGCGACGGAGCTGGAAACATCACTGATACGTCAGTCGATGTTGACGCCGACAAAGACTAAGTTCATAATAGAACTTACAGGTACTACCGATCCCGCGCAACAGCTGATTGCACTTGAAGAGCTTTACGAAAGCACTTCGAATGAGTACATGAGCGCTCTGCTTCAGCTCGCGCCAAAAGACCTAACTGCATATTGTGAATACATTTTTCCGGATGAACCACCGGCTGATTGGCATGTCTTCATGCTGAATAAGCTGACAGATTTGTCACAGGGAATGCACTCGCGTCTAATGATATCGGCGCCACCAGGACATGCAAAAGCGATGGTGCTGGATACTAAGGTTCCAACTCCGCTCGGTTACAAAACGATTGCTGAGTTGAAAGTCGGTGACAAGGTTTACGGACCAGACGGCACAACAACTAAGATAATCGCAAAATCGCCGGTGTTTGAAAATCGTACAATCTATCGTGTATACACTGATGATGGACAAGCTGTTTTAGTTGATGGGGAACATTTGTGGACAGTTCGATTAGATCGCAAGCGTGATTATTGGAAGACATATCCAACTGAATATCTTGCCAATCGAACATCTCCTCGCCGTGCAAAACTTCCAAATTTTGAAGCAGTCGAATATAAGGCTCGTACGATTCCGCTTGATCCTTATGTTCTTGGATATTGGTTAGGCGACGGGCATTCCGATCAACCGACAATAACATGTGATGTGAAGGATCAGCCGGAAGTACGTGAGCGCATTGAATGGTGCGGAGTTCATACTTCTGATCATACAACTAAGACTGCATTTGGTTTGTTAGGCATTAGAAAGCATCTGGTATCACTTGGTGTCTTGAACAATAAGCATGTTCCTGAGCTGTATCTTCGAAATTCTTATCACGTGCGTTTATCAATTCTACAAGGATTGATGGATAGTGATGGAACGGTCTCGCCGTCAGGACAGTGTTCGTTTTGTTCAACCAATTCTCGCTTGAGGGACGCAGTGAGTGAACTTCTGTTTTCGTTAGGGGTGAAGAATTCAATCATCCCTGGACGTGCTATGTTGAACGGAAAAGACTGCGGTGAATATTGGCGCGTGTCTTTCTACTTCAAGAGTGCGTTTCAGCTATGGCGCAAGGTCTGTCGTGCAACTGAGTTTGAAGGTAAATACGGACGTTACATTTCGTTCGAGAAGATTGAAGGAACTCAATCGACTCAATGCATTACTGTCGAACGCGAAGATGGTTTGTTTCTTGTTGGTCGTGGACATATTGTAACCCATAATTCGACGTATGCCTCGCGCTTATTTCCAACCTGGAAGATGGGTGTTGCTCCAAAGACGAAATATCTTCAAGCCGGACACAGCCAGAACTTCGTCGAGAACGAATTTGGTAAGAAGTGCAGAGATATAATTGAGTCTGATCGCTATGCTGAAGTGTTTCCGAACATACAGCTAAGCACAGCTTCGCGCGCCGCCGGATATTGGGTGCTAAATAACGGCTCTGCTTATCTGACACGTGGTGTCGGACAAGGAATTGCAGGTTTCAGAACTAATCTTGCTGGCGTCGATGATCCATTTGCGTCGAGAGAGGATGCGGAATCCGATACGATCCGCAATAAAACCTATGCTTGGTTCAAGGCTGACTACCTTACGCGTCTGCTTCCCAAAGCTCCACTGTTCATAGTGGCGACGCGCTGGCATTCGGACGATCTTTGCGGACGCCTAGAGGCCGAAAACAAGATGATCAAGGCAGGTATGGTCGATGGAGCCCCTTGGGAAATCATTAACCTGCCGGCAATTTACTTGGACGATTCAGTTCCCGATCCAATCGGACGCCAGTTTGGTGATCCGCTTTGGCCTGAGTTCTTTTCGAAAGATGTTCTCGCGCAGATCAAGTCTGAGCAATCCGCAAAGGATTGGAACAGCTTGTATATGGGCAAGCCGATCGACGAGCAAGGTGGCGTCATCAAGCGTGAATGGTTCACAAGTACACGCTATCGCATCGGTCCTGAGCGCAAAGACGTGAAGCGTCGTGTTATGTCAGTCGACACTGCCAACAAGAACAACGAGCGTGCAGCTTATACGGTTGCAACGATTTGGGATGAAACTAAAGATAACCATCACTACTTGATCGAGGTCTACCGCAAGCGTGTGGAGTTCTTTGAGATGGCAAACAAGCTCAACAAGCTTGCTGAGCTGAGAGATGTGGATTGTGTTCTCGTCGAAGACAAGGGTTCTGGTACTCAGTACATTCAGCAGCAATCCGATCCAAACTCGCCACATTGCCCGCGTGCAGTTATCGCTATCTCAACTGATAACGCTACGAAAGAGTTTCGCATGGATGGTGTGACGCCAATGATGGAAGCGCATCTGGTCCATCTACCTGAGAATTCAGGGTGGCTAGCAGAATATGAAGCTGAGATATTTGGTTGGCCTGAGACCAAGTACAAGGATCAGGGCGACTCGACTTCGCAATATCTCGCTTGGGCGCGTCCGAAGCGTAAGTACGGTACTAAGCGTCTGACTGGCGTCGGCTATGCTGGCTCTCGCAACTACAATGAAAAGGCGAGGAAGGAAGTTGAGGCGAAGCTTCAAGAGCTGACTGAGGACCGTAAAGATTCTGAGGGAGCAGGTACCTTGTCAGATTCTCAGGCAGGTACCTTGCCAAATCCAAAGGACGGTACCTTACCGAAAAGTATAGTGGCTGGTCGAAATTATATTGGATTACCGCCAGTTCGCAACCTTATCGGCGGGCTTGAGCAAATTCAAAAGGAGATCGCCGCTCGTGGCTTCGAGGAGCCTACAATCATGACGGCTATTTTTCGCGGTAGACCGCTAAGATAGTATTAGCAAACGCTAATATAGGTCGTTTAACCGATTGGTTGAATAAGGCGCTCGTCCAGTGTGCGAGCGAATCGACCCGAATCGTGAAAAATCCCTCCCAGCCGAACGAAAGTAACGCCAATTTCTGCGTATAGTAGTTCAAGTAGTCTAAAAAATTCATAGTTTCCTCATTCTATGAATTTGCCAGCTCGAAATCGCCAGCAAAACCAAAAACTTAGCCCATCTCCGTTTTTTATGAATTTGATGGGTCCGCTTTTTATGAATTTGTGTTGCTTGCGCTATACTTGCGCGTTGCTTTCATTAACAATTGGCAATCATAGTATAAATGAGGCTCTAATCTACTATTTTGGCGAAAAATCAGGCTGTGACCTGATAAATCGTATGATAAATCAAGCTATGACCTGATAAGTCAGCTCTCCGACCGCACCAAACGAGAAAGGTACAGCCGGAGAGCTGAGGATCGTCCCGGAAGTCGTCTGGTGCGTCATGAACACCGCATCAGAGGCAGCTCACCGTGAGGAGGCACGGCTAACCAGGGACTCATCGACTGATCTCGTGCCAGCAGGTGCGCTTGGTCAGTCGGCAGAAGGCTTCGTAGCATGAAAAATTTGCTAAGTCAACGAGAAAGTAGCATGGATTTCTAATTTGCTGGCTTCTAGCAATTTTTTGCTAAAAATTCGAGCTGGACAATTCAATTTTGGTTTCGGCTGGCGATCCTAAGTCGCGGCGATCGTGATCCTAAGTCGCCGCCTAAGTCGCCGGTCCTAAGTCGCCGCCTAAGTCGCGGGTTTTTGGCGCCCAGGCGGCGACGTTAACCATGCTGGGTAAGGTTAACGCCGTTAACCACACTCGGTAAGGTTAACGGCGCTCGTTAACCATCCTGGGTAAGGTTAATCCTTCACCTTACCGCGACATGGGAGCGCTCGGCGAGCGTTTCCCCTTGCTATCCTTAGATTCTATCAGATCGGGCTAGGTTGTCAACGATTCGTTCAGCGATCTTTTGGTTGCGCTAAGCTCGATTATGGATTGCCGAAACGGCGGGATTGCGCCATTCCAGCCGGCTAATGTGCGCTAGGTGGAGCCGGCGTCTTAACCTTACTAATTAGGGTTAACGCCGTTAACCTTTCGAATTAGGGTTAATAGGGGGGGGGGGAGATTAACCTTACGAATTAGGGTTAACGCGCCGAGCAGCCGGCGACCTCGCGTTAAGGTTAATTCTTCACCATCTTGCACGCTTCGGGTTTCTAAGCTCACTTTTCGTTTGATTCGTTTTTCGTTTGGGCGCATACAGTGACGGTCGAAACACCAACGAAAGGAAGTAACCCCATGAGCATTCATACCTTCGGCGCTTCGGCGCGGTTCGACAGCGCGCGAGCGCTGACCGAAGACGAAATGCGCACCCATGCGCCTTCGATCTTCGCCACCGAACCGCATTCGTCGCGTTCCTACCGGTTCCACGCGATTCCGACCTGGGAAATTCTCAAGGGATTGATTGCCAACGGTTTTCATCCCGTTCGCGTCACCCAGTCGACGACTCGTGATCCTGGAAAGCGCGACTTCACGAAGCACATGATCCGGCTTCGCCGGCTCGACAACCTCAAGGCGCTAACCGTCGGAGATACAATTTTTGAGATTGGGCTCCGCAACGCCAACGATGGCACGGCGGCTTATGAACTCCTCGCCGGGCTTCTAAAAATTCGTTGTTTGAACGGCTTGTTCGTCGACAATGGTACTTTCGAGCCCGTCAAGGTTCGCCACACTGGCGACGTTGAGTCCAAGGTGATCGAAGGTACTTACCGCGTGCTCAACGAAGCGGAGCACGTGCTAGCGGCGCCGCAAGACTGGTCACAGATTCAGTTGAACCGTGACGAGCGCTTGGCGCTCGCCGAGCAAGCACATTTCGTGCGGTTCGCCGACTCTGACGGTAACGTGTCGACTCCGATTCAGCCGGCGCAGTTGTTGATTGCTCGCCGTCCGGAGGATCAGGCGACTGATCTTTGGCAAACGTTCAATAACCTGCAAGAAAACGCCGTTCGCGGCGGATTGACTGCGCGCGGCGTCAATTCGACAGGTCATCGCCAGCGCTTTACCTCACGCGAGGTCAAGGGCATCGATCAAGACCTGAAGCTCAACAAAGCTCTGTGGGCGCTTACTGCCCGCATGGCTGAGATCAAGGCCGCAGCATAACGCGGTTACTACATACCGCGCCGGATAGTCCGGCGCGGCTTTTTTCATTACTCGGCGCTCGACCATTAACCCTACTAATTAGGGTTAACGCCGTCAGCCTGCGTTAACCCTTTGTTAACCATTCCCGACGTTCGGGCTTGCTTTGCTACGCGTCGACGCGCATATTCAACATGTAGAAAGGAGGGAATGAGCAATGAAAAAACGCCGGCAAGTCAAAGCGAGGTCGCCTTTCGCGAAAGCGTTGGAGCAAGCGCAGTATCGCCGGCGTTCTATTCCCTCAAAGAAAGCCTACAATCGGAAAGGAGTCAGAAATGCCCCAATTCATTCTTGACCACGGAACGCAAGACGCTGGCGAGCGCTATGCAGCTTGCGACGCGTTCACACGCGGCTATATCGAGGCGGCTTTTTGGCTTGCCAAGGATGAAAACGATCAAGACGAGTCCGGCAATCCAAACGAGCATCCCGATTGGAGCGTCGCCGATCTTAGCGAGGACGCCTGGAAACAGATTCACGAAGATTGCGACGATTTCCAAAAGGCGTGCGCCGTTTACCTTCGGCGAGCTTACGAGCATCCTTCGGTCGCCTATGATGAGTCGAATGCTGGCGTCGACTTTTGGTTAACGCGCAACCATCATGGCGCGGGATTTTGGGACCGTGGACTCGAAGGGACCGGCAAGGATTTGACAGAGATGGCGCACCCTTACGGGTCGACCGATCTTTACGAAGGCGACGACGGCAAGCTGTACCTCGAATGAGCGCCATCGTGATCTACGGCGGACTTGTGCTTATTCTCTTTTGGGCCGAATGGCTCGCAACTCGGAAAGGAGTCAACCATGAAATTCTTCGTTGAGATCGATATGGACAACGCGGCGTTCGATCCGCCGGGCGCGTTTGTTGAGGTTGCCAAGATACTAGGCAAGGTCGTCGCCGATATCAGCCTGTATCATATCGAGCGCGACGGCTTGAACCGTGGCAGCTGTCGGGACACGAACGGCAACGTCGTCGGCAACTGGTACACGTCGGAGGAGTTTTGAAAGGAGCGGCGCAAATGCCGTGCGCAGTGCGTTAACTTTGATTAGTAAGGTTAATGCTCCAGGTAGTAAACCGTTAACCTTAACGCGGGATCGTGCTTGTATTCGCCAGAGTAAAGCGCTATCTTATCATTATAGAAACAAAGGAGGCCAGCACATGACCATCGAAAACACAATGAGCCTAATCGATCGGCAGATTATCGAAACCGCGATCGACTCCATGATCGCCGCCGGCTATACGATTCGCGTCAATGATGGCGAAGAGATCGTGGGCGAGTTCAATGACAAGGCGTCTATTCTCGCCGCGATGTTCTCGACTGGCGAGGATTACTTGATTCCTTGCCGCGCCAACCATTCGTGCGGCTGGGTTCGACTGATCTACGGCAATGAGCCGGGAGTCGTTATCTCCGATTACACAACTAACCTTGAGGAAGTCTTGACGGCGGCTAACAAGCTCGCCGATACAATTTGACTTCCAGTCGCAACCGGGTCGAACCCGGTTGCGAAACCACTCCCGTTTGTTAACCTTGATTAGTAACGTTAACGCACCGAGCGCAGCGTTAACCCTTTGTTAACCATTTGCCGCGTTCGTGCTTGCTAATACTCTCCGGCGAGCGCATATTCTGGACAACGAAAGCAAACGAAAACCAAAGGAGTTCAAACCATGACCGAAGCACGCGAGAAAATCCTAGCCGTCGTCGCCGAGCTTGGCTTGACGATGGAGTCGACGTTCATTCCCTTTTCACAGTCGCGGATGAAAGACGAGAAATTGCATTCGCTGAACTGGAAGGTTCGGCTTTACCGCAACGCGACTCCGCCCAACTCCCCGCCGCGCTCGCTTGTCGTCGAAATTGATTACACGGCAGGGCAGGCGCACGCGCCGAGCTACAAGCAACAGCACGGCGGGCGTTCGCTGCATTCCGTTTCCGTTCAGGACGCAATCGATTTCGAGTGCGAGACTGGCAAGCAAGCCGTGATCTTATCCGGTGGCAATATTGCGGCGTTTGCTGGCAAGCATCGCCAACAGATCAAGCCGGATATCTGTGACGTTCTTTCGTCGCTCATAATGGACTCAGACTGCCTCAGCTATGGCGGTTTCGAGGATTGGGCTAGCAATCTCGGCTTCGATACGGATTCGCGCAAGGCCGAAACGATCTGGAAGGCGTGCATTGATACCGCCTTAAAGATGCGGAACGGACTCGGCGAGGACGGACTCGCCAAGCTCGCCGAAGCTTGCCAGGATTACTAGAAACGCGCACAGGAGCGCACAACAGAGGAGTCATGATATGAAGCAAAGCAAGGAAGCGAAGGCAATCGACAAGCGAGTCGAGGCGGCTTACTACCGGACTTGCTCCGGTATCCAAATCAACATCATGGATATCGGCAAGGTTTTTGCAGTCGGCCGCGATGCGCTCGCCAAGGGAGTCGACGAGATCGGCCTTGAGCACGTGATCCGCGAATTCGTCGACACAATCCGGCACAACTAGGATGCTGTTACTTGTCATCCTGATAGCCGCCGGCTTTATCTATGAACCAAAGAAGAAAGGGCGCAAGTAAAGGGCGCACGGCGCAAATGCCGTGCCCTCGACATTAACCCTACTGATTAAGGTTAACGGTTAACTGTCCCTGAACGTCGCGCTTGCTTTCTACTTCATACGAGCGCATATTCTACTTGTCAACAAAAGAGGAGCCAAAGCAATGTCGCTCAATTTAATCGCCGAGAGCTGCGCCGTATTGGACTCGTCCGAAGGTGAGGGAGGCATAAATAGGGCGCGAATGCCCTTCGCGATCCATTAACCTTGATAATTAGGGTTAACACCACACACACACACATTAACCCTTTGTTAACCATTCCCGGCGTTCTGGCTTGCTTATGCGCTCGCGATTGCTTACATTCGCGTTGTCGGGCAACCCCGCTCGGCTCAAATGAAAGCGAAAAAGCAATGTATATGGGAAACAACGACTCCAAATATAAAGGACGGCGCACGAAGCCGGACTTGCTTGGCGGCGTTCGCTCGCCTATCATCAAATCGCATTTCGTCGCGCGCAATACGATCGAGTATTTCGCCGATCATGACATGCGATACATTCGACTCCACGATACTGATATCCTGGAATTCTCGCCGACTCACGTGCGGATGAACTCCGGCGGCTGGAAAACGTCGATAACGAAAGATCGAATCAACGAAAACACGCCGGCAGGTTTCAACGTGTGGACTGACAAAGGCGTCTGGCACGTTCGGACGCCAGCGCTCGCCGATGTGATTTTCTTTGACGGTATCGCGTTCAATCTGCCGTCCGGTACGCTCGCGAACGAAGGTCAGATGTTCGACGCCGTGCGCAAGGTCACGGCAGATCGCAAGCTCATTGACGCCTATATGCGCGCGGCGCGCAAGGTGGGCTGTCCTAGCGTTGAGGACTCGCTAGGTGATCCGTTCGTTTGGCCGGACAAAAGCGGCAAGATCGAAGCCGACATGATGCGCGAATGGCTGGTCGAAAAATACGTGTTCCGGAAAATGTTCGCTTGGGCTTTCAAGTATGCCGGAATGAACGACCTCGGCTTGTCAATGCATGTCGACGAGAAATGGAATCGCGGACGCGTTGACCAGATCGTCTATCGTCGGCTCCGGAGATATATTCGCGTTTGCCTTGGCATGGGTGATTAGCAGCGATGGTCAACTAGCCGCGCGCAAATGCGCGGCTCTTTTTGCGCTATGGATTAACCTTGATTAGTAAGGTTAACGCCGCCGCGAGCGAGCATAGTTAACCGTTAACTATGTTGGGTTGTCGTGCTTGCGTTACTTGCTCGGCGATGCTACATTCCTGAAAGCAAAACGAAAGGAGTTCAAGCAACATGCCTCACATTAGAAAGACAGAAAAAGAAGTGTGGACGTTCGACGAGCTGTCCGACACTGCAAAGGACAAGGCGCGCGACTGGTATCGCGACGGGCTCGGCGAGATTATGGATTTCGATTTTCTTTTCGATGACTTTGATACCATCGCAAAGATTTTCGGAATCGAAGTCGACCAGCGGACGTTTCAGACTCGCGGCGGCGATACACGTAGCGAGCCGTCGTTCCATTGGGGCAATCTTGGTATGGGCGGGAGCGCGTCCTTTTCAGGTTCATACCGCTACGCCAAAGGCGCACGGAAGGCAATTCGCGCGCACGCGCCACAGGACACCGAGTTGCACCGTATCTCTGATGAACTTCAGGAGGCGCAACGGCGCAACTTCTACCGATTGACTGCGACAATCCGGGAGCGTGGAATCGAAGTCGACGGCGGTTATGCGTCGAACGACGACGACGATATTCGGGAGTTACTGCGCGACTATATGCGTTGGATATATCGCGCGCTTTCTGCTGAACTTGAGTATCGGTATGCAGACGAGCAAGTGGACGAAGATATTCGCGCCAACGAATACGACTTTACAGAGGAAGGGAAGCCAGCATGAACGCGTATATTTTTCAGGCCGCGTTACTCTGTGAGCCTTGCGGCAAGGCGACGTGTGATCAACTCCGCAAAAGCATTGCGGATTTGCATCCTGGATTCGACGAAGACAACGAGTCGACCTATGACTCGGACTACTATCCGAAAGGACCATATCCGGACGGTGGCGGGGAAGCGGATTGCCCGCAGCATTGCGACCACTGCGGAGTCTTCTTGGAAAATCCGTTGACTTCGGACGGTTACGATTACGTGCGCGAATCAGCGGCAGGCTATGGCACGGCAATCGAGCAAGTAGACGAGTCATGGGAGGATACCGCCCAATATGCTGAGTCCAATGATAAGCCAGCGCTCGCCCAGTGGATTCGGTTTTATCTCAAGTGATCGTCGCGCGCGGGGAGTTCCCGCGCGCGTTTTCGCCGGCAGGTACCTTTAACAATACTAATTAGGGTTAATACCCGGATGGTCATTAACGTTACTAATTAGGGTTAACAACACCACACACACATTAACCCTTTGTTAACTATATCCGCACATCGTGCTAGCATACTGCGGCAAAACGTGTATATTCAAAACAACGAACAAGCAACCAAAGGAGTCGCAACCATGACAAACATTCCAGCCGTCGAGCAAGATGATCCGGCAATCAAGTGTTATGGCGTATCGACCGGCAACGGCAACGATGGCGTGTCGCACATGCATCCGGACTATTACGTCTTGACTGATGATCCGTGGCGGCTAGCCAAGGCAGCGTGTGCCGACATGTTCAAGCCCGGCGAGCACGGCATGACGTGGGCACTCGAAAACATGACAGTCGACGGTGAAGCCGAGTACACGATCACGGCTTGCATTTCTGATCCGCCCGTTGAAGACGGCGAGGATGAACCGGCAGAAGGCGAGTCATACTGCGACGCAAACGGCGCTTGGCTGATCCTGGAAGTGTTTCCCGTCGAGGAGGACGAAGCGCGCGGGCAGTTGATCAACATCTATGACAGCATCGAATCAGCGTTGACGCCCGAAGCGTTGGCGCTCGTGCCAAAGGAGGATTGAGACATGTTTGCATTCGATCGGGAACAACTCATTGCCGATGCGCTGTACTTTGCAGCGCTGACGCTTCGCAACGCGATGACTGACAAGCATCCGGCTTTCGACGCATACATTCAAGCGTGCAACAAGCTGACGCCCGACGAGCTGCGAGTCGTTCCGCGACTTGTGTATGCTGGTCTCAGGCGCGGCGGGTTCGATATCTATCAACGGCTTCGCGACTAAAAATCGCGAGGCAAAATTCCAAAGGCGAAAATTGTTTCGGAAAATTCGCTGGCAAAATCGTGCCAGAAAATAAGTCGCCGGCAAATCGGTCTCGTAAGTCGCCGTCCTAAGTCGCCGTCCTAAGTCGCGGCAAGTTGCGTCGAGCGCCGAGCATGGTTAACGCCCGTTAACCTTACCGCCGCGTTAGGGTTAACGACCGGTTGAAAGGTAAGGTTAACGCTTTCTTACTTTCCTATCCTTAATGTAGCATTAACCGTTAGCCGTGTCAATCGCTAACGTCCGGTAACGTTACTAATTAACGTTAACGCTTAGGGTTAACGCCGCCTTAACAGAAAGGATTCGTTAGGGTTACTAATTAAGGTTAACGCCGCGCGAACGGCAACGCCGCGTTAACCTTAATTCTTTACCATGCCGAAACATCGCCGACCGCGTTAACACTTTCTTAACATCTGGCGAGTAGACTGCGATCATAGAAACAAGGAAACGAGCAAATGTTTACCTTCCGACTCACTGACGAAAACGACGTTTTCGTTGCAGAATTCGCTTCGCTCGCAATGGCGAAAGCAATGGCCGAATACTTTCATTGCGACGTTACACCAATCTTTCACGCTATTAACTGAGGAGTCAGCATTGGCAAGCGCTATCTGTGATTTGACAGGAATCACATAGAGTCTTCATAGCAGTGAAAGACTTAGCGCTTAGCAATGCTAGACTATCCTGGTCTCGCATAACAAGGAGTCACGACAGTGACGCTTACGAAAGCTTGCGAGCTTGGCGCGGCTCAATATGAGGAGTCACGCAAGTGAAGTATTCACGAGTCGGGAGTCTTCACTTCGTTTCGTTTAGCCGATTCGGCTTTTCGTTCTACTTCAAAAGGAGTCTGAAAGTGACAAAGGAAAAAGAAATTGAGCGGCGCAATGCTAAGCGCTTAGCCGCGCGAATTGCTTGGCTGAATCTTGAGCACCACGATTCGAACGTTCTGGTCGTGGCTGCTAGCAAGAATTCGACGATCGTCGAAAGGAAGCGCTAACCATATCGCGAAAGCTCGCCACGCGTTAACACTTTGGTAACGTGTGGCGAGTAGACTTCGATCATAGAAACAAGGAGTCGCTGCTATGGAAACCTTCCGGCTTTTCGACCAGAACGAAAATTTCGTGGCTGAATTCAAGACCGTTCGAATCGCGAATCTGTATCGTCGATTTTTTCGCCCCGATTGCACGGTTCATATTTGCCGCGTGACTCCCGTTCGTGTCGTGTCGACGACTCGCTATCCTGGTCGGTTTAACGCGTACGCGAATCGGATTTCGCTTGCGAGCTTGTCCGCTGAGGATAGGACGCAAGAAAGACTGTGGAACGGTTCGACACGCGTTGACTAGCATTCCTACCTGTGACCTCGCGCGCGGCAATGGTGCCGCGCGCTATCCCCTAGAAAGGGCAATCCAATGACAATCGAATTGACTCCCATGAATCCCGCACAAGAATCCGCATTGCGAAACGTTTTCGACCGTCAATCTTTGACGTTGACAGCGAACCGGTTCGACAATCTGCCGGACGGCGGCGCCGGACAACGCAAATTGACGTTTGGCGAATTCCGCGCCACCGTAAAGCCCGGTTATGGTTGCGTAATGGTTTTTTGGTGCGGGATGTGGCTTGGAATCGAGCCGGACGGCTATACACATTCTTAACCGTATCGCGAAAGCTCGCCACGCGTTAACGCTTTGTTAATGTGTGGCGAGTAGACTGCGAATTGTAGAAACAAGCGAAACCTGGAGTCTTCAAATGCGCGAATATGATGGAATGGACGAAAGCGATTTTATCGATTTTGCCGAACCGGGCGGCAAATCCGCTCTTAGAGCGGCGCACAAGGGCAATCGTCGGAATCTCCCTTGTCCGACATGCAAGCAACCGAACCGGTTGACTCCTGCCGATAGGGCACAAGGTTATCAGTGTGACTCTTGTGCCGATCGAGACGAGCGAGGAGGATTTTAACCTTTCGTTAACCATGTCGCCCTCGTCGGGCGACATGGTTAATTTCTTCGGCGTCGGCGTTAACCTTAATTCGTAAGGTTAACGAAAAGTGAAAATTAGCAAATCGTTAACCCTAATAATTAGGGTTAACGCTTCGCGAACGGTAACGCCGCGTTAACCTTAATTCTTTACCATAGCCGTCCGAGCGCATTAACACTTTTTTAACCATATTTCGAAAGGTCAACGCGCGTTAACACTTTGTTAGGATTTTGAGTGTAGGGTGAGGATAGAAAAAAGGAAACGAGACCATGCGCAATTACACCATGATTTTAGAGGACGGTTTCAATCGCCGTTATCGCGCGTTCTTTTCACAAGCTCGCGCGGGACAAATGCCCCGACTGGCAAAAATCGAACGCGAAACAATCGCGTTTACTGCGATCGATCATATCATGATTCGCGTGTGGAGTCTCCACCGTGAGTCTTGCCACGGAAAATTTAACGCTTCGCTCAAAGATGCAATTCGCGCCGCCATGGTGGCAATTGCATCCTCGCGCGAGTAAGGAGTCAAAAATGGCAATTCACTATCCTGGAATGCTGCCGATTGAATCGGACGCGGAAATGAAAGCATTTGAAGACAAGTGTTTCAATGCTTGGCTTGCCAAGGTTAGCGAGCAAATCGACAAGCTTTGCAGCTTGTCGATTGACGATCTGGACGATTATTGCTATCGCGAAGCTTACGAAGACGGACAAACGCCGTCAATGGTTGCGCGACATGCAATAAAGAATTCGGGAGGATAGCGCGCAATCGCGCGCTAATCTTCGCCTCACACGAAAGGACAGAATAACCATGAAAATTCTCCTCGCCGTCTCTATCCTCGCACTACTTTCTACTAGCGCGATTGCAGATCAACAGCGTATTTGTTGGAATCCAAGCGACGCGTTGCAGGTGTGCGAAACGTTGAATTCCGACGGTACAATTGCAGTCGACAATTCGACGTTGCCTAGTGTCAATCTGGAGTCGCTTGCTAGTGGCGAAACGGAATTCGATATGTATAGCGAAGCAACAGCAAGTTATGGTGCGACGAATGTTGTCACTGGTCGCGCTAGCGGCGCAAGCGCTAAGGCTAGCGCGAGCGGCAAAGCGACAAAGGCTAGCAAAGCGCCAAAGCTTAGCAAGGGTTCGACTGCAAAGGCCGCCACTGTTAAAGCAACAAAAATCCCGGTAGTCAAAATTCCAAAGGTTACAATGGGAAAGATGACAGCAACGAAAGTAACAACGAAGGCAATCGGCCACGCATCGCCAGTGCTAACGTTTCGCAAGACTATTCGTCACTTCTAAATCGACCATGCAAGCAGCGGAATATTACAGTAACGCCGGACGGTTGACCGATTAGACTATAGCAACACTGTTAAAGCAATACCAGCCGCGCGGTTATTACCGCGCGGCTTTTGTTCGTTCGTTGTCAACACTGTAGTTGCAGCAATCCACAAGCAACGCGCTAGCAATCCACGGCAACGTTGAAGGTTAGCGCGCGGGATTGCTGCCGCGTTGCTTTGCTCGCTAACATTCGCGCGCGCGTTGCCTCGGGCATTCTAGGCTTCCTGGCTTTTATACTGCCGTATGGGACCCATTGACCTTGACCATGGGGCCATTTTTTCGGCGGCGCCACTGTCAGGCTCGGGAAGTAAAAGGTAGAGGGACCCAAGGCGGGTAGGATGGGACCCAAGGCGGGTAGGGAGCTAGACCTGTCGAATCAAATTGACCCTATCCAATGTAAATCTTGACTTTTCCTAGCTTTTCAGGCACGGTTGATAATATTTTGAGGACGAAGAATGACAAATTCACCAGACACAGCCAGCAGACTGCTTCAAAAGCAGCTGCTCTTTCCGTATTGGTGTCACCCTGACGTGAAGTATTACGCTTCCGAATGGGAGCTTTTGCGCGACTGCGACCTGGGTGAGAAGCAGATCAAGACGAAAGGGCAGGACTACCTTCCGCGCCTAGAGTCCTTCTCCAACGAAGACTACATCGCCTATCTGGATCGTGCTGTGTTCTACAACATGGTCTCGCGCACGAAGAGCGGCATGACGGGCTTGATCTTCCGTCGTCTCCCCAACATTCAAAACAAGCCATCTAAGCTTGATCTGAACAACGTTGGACAGGAAGGCGAGGATTTCCGTACGTTTGCCAAGCTAGTGGCGCAGGAAATCATTCACATGGGACGCTGCGGCGTTCTATTGGATATGGTTCAGGACGACACGAGAACTACCCCAACTCTGCCGTACATGACCATCTACATTGCCGAGTCGATCATGACCTGGGGAACGGCAATGATCAACGGGCGCAAGCAGCTCGTCAAAGTCATCCTGCGTGAGATCGTCGAAGATCAGGACCCGGCGACCGGCTATGTTCGCTATCTCAATCGCTACCGCGTCCTAGAGCTGGAACAACAGCCTGACGGTAAGTACGTCTACGTTCAGAAGACTTTCAACCCGACGCGCACGGTTGCTGGCGGCGTCATCACCGGCAACACAGCTGCTAAGCTACCTAAAAGCAGAAAAGGTAAGCCCGGCACGCCATTGCCTCCCGGTCAGAGCGCGCTCGCTACTCCCGGCACGACAGCGCTATCGAACCCACATGGTTACTTCAATGCTGACTCCGATGGACGCACGACTGGCTCCGCTGCCGGCGACGCTAATATCTTCGGTGCTCCGGATGAAGTTATCACGCCGACAATTCACGGCGTGCCTTATGACTTTATTCCGTTTATCTGCTTTGGTCCACAGAACAGCACTATCGAAGTAGAGAAGCCGCCACTGCTCGACATCGCACGTATCAACATCTCGCATTATCGCAGCTACGCTCACTTGGAGCATGGTCGCTATTTCACAGCTTTGCCAGTCTACTGGACACAGGTTGAACAGAATGATGGCGGCGGCGAGTACACTATCGGTCCTTCCGTTGTTTGGGAAATCCCTCTCAACGCCCGTGCCGGTCTTATCGAGTACAACGGCTCAGGTCTCAAATATCTATCCGACGCATTGAAGGAAAAGGAAGACCAGATAGCTGCACTTGGTGGTCGTCTTATTGGTGAGAACTCAATCACTGGTACGTCGCAGCGTCCGAACTACTCGGCACAGCTGGCGGATCGTAACGAGCAAGCCATGCTGTTGTCGGTTGCCCTGACGATGGACTCCGGCTTTACCCGCATGCTGCGCTGGTTTTGCGGTTGGATTGACGTAGGTCAGGACGCGATCGACAAGTTCACCGTTGAGTTCAACAAGGACTTCATCTTTTCGAGCATCAGCGCCCGCGAGTTCCGCGCTATCGAAGCGATGTATCTCGACGGCGTGCTGCCAATCGAAATTGTGTTCGACTACTTCAAGCGTGCCGAAGTCATTCCCGATTGGGTTGACATTGACGAATTCAAGGTACTGCTTGCGTCCGCCGCATCCTTCCCGGAGAGCCCAAACTTCGAGGCGCGTCAAGAAGGCTATCCGGATGCCGGCGCCAAGATCGTCTCCGACGACAAGGAGCTGGATCGCGAGCTGCAAGTCGAGCTGCTGGAAATGCAGAACGAAGCAGCTTCCGGTCTCGCCGACGACGCAGCTGGTGCGCAATCTGATCTGCAAGGCGAGCAAGGCGATATCCAGCAGAACCTTCAGGACAACCAGAACGCTAATGCAAAGGACTTGGCTACTCACAATGCCGGCATTGCCTCGAAGCAGCAAGCCGATCAGCAGAAGCGCGCAATCGCCCTGCAACGCGTCCAGGCACGTCTCAACCGCTCGAACGGACCAGCCGGCATGCAGCCGGCTCAAGGCTCTCCACAGTCACGCCAAGCCACTCTGGTACGCGCTCAAACCCTACAGAGACTCGAAACCGGCAACGGTAACAAGGGCGGTCAAACCCAAGAGAACACATCGAAGGCACCAACAAGCAAAAACAGTGGGCAAACCCAAGAGTTCAATATCAAGATGGGTTCAACCCTAATTAGTGCGAAGTCGAAACCTGCGCCTTCGTTCGGTGGAGCTGGCTCAACCAAGGCGCCGTCAAGCGCTACGGCTAATGCTGGCGGTGGTACACCGAAACCTCAAACACAGACTTAAGCATGAGTACGAACTATACTCCGGAGTGTCACATGGTAGATCATCCATTCACTGAAGCATTCCTAGCCGGCGCCACTGTCATGCGTGAATATCTTTCGCGCTTCGTACAGCAAGGCGGCGATAGCGTAACTGCGCAATCCATGCGTCTCAACTGGAATCCGAATTGGGGTAAGGACCCTGGCTTCGAGCAAGTCCTTTACGATGAAATGATGAACTGGAAAGTTCTGAACCCGAAAGAAAACGAACATGAAGCTAACTAAAAAGACGATGAAGACAAATCCAGTCGCGCTTGTAGTGCCAACTGCAAGCGATGTGTCGCTGCAAACCTACATCGAGCAACTTGTTGAAGACAAGAGACAATATCTTGAGACCTTGATCAACGAGAAGAACAGTCATTACGAGATCGCACACAAGACGCTGAAAGAGCAATTGACCGATTCGGTTAATAACTCGAAGGAAGCGCTTGCCGCCGTCTCCAATACCGCCAAGGAAGCTCTCAACGCTGCTAACGCAACCACCAAGGACGCGCTTAACGCCGCTAACATGAACACCAAGGACGCGTTGAAGCTGGCGACCGACAACGCCGACAAGAACTTGGCGACCGCCATGACGGCATCGGAAAAGGCTATCGCCAAGGCTGACGTTGCCAACGAGAAGCGTTTCGATAGCGTCAACGAGTTCCGTGCGCAGATGAAAGACATGCAAGCGTCTTACGCCACGACAAGCGAGCTAAAAGGATACATCGATCAGCTTAGCAACGTCAGAGAGCGCCTGGATCGCAGCCAAGGAAATCAATCCGGACAGTCAGGCGCCTGGGGATGGGTTATTGCCATCATAGTGGCTGTCGCCACTTGCGGTCTCGTGCTCGTCGACTTCATGGGACAACATAGTTCAGCGCCAGCGCCGCAAGCCATGTATTCTGCGCCAGCCGCTGCGCCAGTGCCGCAAATCATCTACATCCCAGCGCCAGCATCACAAGCCGCTTCTGCCGCAGCCGCAGCGCCGGGACAAGTCATCATCGCGGCGCCACCAAAATGACCACCCAAGTTTTCATCATGTATGGCGCTGGCGGACCAGTTTACTCCGGTCCTATGGAAACCGTTCTCGCGCCAATGCTTCGCGCCATCTCGGGCGTCGCTGTCCCTCCGACAATCGATTGGACGAAATGGGAACAGATCGTTGGCGAGATCGGCAAGCTGCCGGCAACTGACAAAGTTGTTCTCATTGGACATTCCCTCGGCGGCGCCATGATGTCTGCGATTGCTGACAAGGTGTATCCACGCACAGTCGACTTACTGGTTGGATATGACTGCACCGAGTGGTCTGAACAGACGTTGAAGAGTAACGTCAAGTACATCCTGGACTATCACGGTCACACCTGGGTCAACATCTTCGGCTTTGATTTGCTGTGGGACCCGACCGCCGTCTATAAGGAAGTCCAGCGCAACAACGACTATCATGTCGGCTTTGCCAGCGACAAGTTTCTGCACAACCTCACCTACGAAGCCGTCCTGGCGCTCTCAAAAGGACTGCCAGCAATAACATGACCGTTACAGTGGTAAATAAGGACATCAGCAAGCACCAAACTACCTGTTTGGGCTGCGCCTCTCGTTTGGAGTACACGGCGGCTGACTGCAAAGGCTGGAATTCCGGCGTAGCTGTCAACAGGTTCATCGTTTGTCCTGGCTGTAAAGTCAATGTGTACGTGACGCCAGATATCAAGGAAACCTAAATGACCATCTCAGTCAAAATCGAACACTGCAACGAAACCGTCCCGAAGTACCTCCTTGTCGAGACCTTCGAAGATAACGGCAAACTGCTTAGCAGTCTCCCGATCGGACCCGGCGGCGTTCGCCACGTCACCGTTTACGGCAAGCAGGTTATTCACGTAACCGAAATGGCTGTCGCGCCAGTACCGCAGCGTCCGGACTTAGAGAACTAATGCTGTGGATTGCTTTATTTCTCAGTGCCGTTGGGGCGCTGTTAGTTAGCACTCCGCCGATCGTGTTCTTCCTCAGCAATCTCTTCCTTGTTCAATGGCTGATCCTGACGTGCTCGATTTCTTTATTAGGTATAGCACTATGCCTAATAAAGTCATCTCGCACAATCAGCTTTGCCATCGCCGGCTTGTTCCTGATAGAAGGATCGATTGCGCTCACTTTGCTAGTCAGGATTCTCCTAAGAGAACCATCGCTTAATTATCTGTTCCCTTAACAATCCCTTCCATCCGTTCAGCTCGAAGTCCGCCTTCTGCTCTTCATTCAGAGCAAGATAGGCGCGTCCGATGATAACCGACTCCTTCGCCAGCTCGGCGACTTCCTCCTTCGACAGGTGCAGCCCGACTTGAGTGTCGTTGGCAATCATGATGGCGATGTAAGGGTCGCGCTGTTTCATTTAATTACCTCTTGCCGGTTTGATGCAATCGCGACCGTCCCAGGTTCCGCAATACGAGCTTTCGCATTCGGTGCATTGGTAGTGCGGGTGATCCTGTCCAGTCACCCACAGGATTATGAAAGTGTGACCGCCGCACTCGCACTCGCCGATGCCGCCGTCAAAACTGTCGCCAGTCCTCTGGTTGATTATTTCGGTTGGCTTTAGCGTTAGCATTATCCAGTCTCCTCATTATCGATAGCGATCTTGTCAATCGGTATGATCAGGTCTCCAAGCCCGACGAGCATCTTGCCGGCTCGGTAGAGCTGACCGATGGAAACGCTTTTCGCCTTGGTGTCGTCAAGCTCGATGTAACCATTCTCATGGAACTTGATAACCAGCTCGCCGATCATTTGTCGTTCCTCAACAGCTTCCGCAGCGCCTCGGTCTGCTTCCAAATGCGCAGCTCGATCCTGGCGGTAAAGGCGCTCTTGTCTTCCGGCAAAATCAGCACCTTGTAAACGCTGTCCCTGGCGTGAAGCAATCCGTTCAGCGCCAGCACGCGCTCCTCGAATTCGTCGAGTGGTGTCGGCATAAGATGTTCTCCTAAGATTGTCATTTGACTATTGGATAGGTGCGCGCCAGTTCCGGAACCGTATTTTTGATCCAGCGCTCGATAGGTGACAGGCGGCGGCGGTGGCGCTCGAATCGTCTGATAAGCTGTCCAGCTCGCCCTTCCGAAACGTGAAGCCGCAAGGCGATTTGCCGATGTGTGAAGCCACACTGAGACATTCGCCAAGTCATATAAGAGCGATCATACACTTGCTGCGACGCAACTATGTGTGCCGGTGGATCAAATCGACGCCAGAGTTCCATTAGTACACCAGAACTTGTCGTGTTTTTCGTTTCGTGTAGCCGGGTGTGATCGCGATTATCGACGCCTCCACTTTGACGACTTCGCCATCGTACTCAACGGCGCGCTGGCGAGCAATATTTTTGAACTGGCAGGCGATGTAATCCCAATCGCGGATCAGGTATTTGCGCTCTACCGACACGCCACGATAGTTGATCAGCTTGCCGTGACGCATGACAGCCCATCCGCCGACGCGTCCCATAAATCTAGCCATCAGTGTATCGTAGTATCAGCATATAGTTGCAGCCATTCTTGCGAATGTCTGTTACCTTGCCGCACCTGTCGCACGTCGCCGCCGTGTAGAAGGTGTTAGCTTCTTCGATCGTCAGGCGGTTGTCGCACTCAGTGCAAGTGAACTTTTGATAGACCGTGGCTCCGCCGGCAACGAATTCGCTCGCCGTCTCGAAGCAGTCCTTCAGCGGGTGATCAGCCATCAATATTTCCTCATGTCTGGATGCCGGTCGATCTTCGCGCGCAGCGCGAAGTACGCCTTCGTCCAATCCGACTTATCTTTCTGTGTGCCGGCGCCGTGAGTCTTGAACCCCAAAGAATTGATATCACAGGTATGCATCGTACACAGCGGGCGTAGGTAAGGTGGCATCACGCATCCTTGCGGTCCCATGTATGGGAGAGTATCAACGACAGCCTGCTTCTGGACCTGAACTCCGAACTCCTTCGCCAACTCTTCTGCCATCGCGCAATATTCGAAGGCGCAGCAGCGGAACTGGTGTCGACTGGCTACAGCGCAAGCCGCGCACTCGGGCTCGGTCAGCTTAGCCATCTCGTCAAACAGTGAAATTAAACTTTGTGCGATAGCCATTACAATTTCTCGGCGGAGCGTATGAGCGCCAAAGACATGAGCCACAACATCAGCAACAGCAGCGTGAATAGGAAATCGCCGATATCGAAAAACAACTGATGCGCGCCCTGGTCGGCTGCTGTCCATACGACAAAAAGCACGCGCAGGGCGACGAACATCGCTAGCAACCGCAGGACCGCGCCTGCTTCTCTTTCAACCTCGGCTTGGTTCATTTCGGCGCCGTCACCTTCCATCCACGGCGCTTCAGCTCGCGCGCCAGCGCATTCACAGCGTCTTCCGGAACGTTGTCGTCGCGGTGCATCGCCCATCCGCTGTTATGTCCGACGACGACGACTTGGTAGAAGTCCGCGTGCTCTTGTCCGACGATCGTCAAAGCGCCAATATGGATTCCACGGTTGGAGACGGCGTTAGCTTCATTGCTTCCTAGTGATCGATTGCGCGCCGAGAACCGGGTCACGGCGTCAGCGACGCGCTCGCCGAAACCAGGATCGTGACGGATTGAGCCGGTCGCATCGTTGAGGATCACTGCGACGGAATTGTATCCCATGGTTCGTTCCTCCTTTGTTCATATGTCAATACAATTGTCCGAATTCTGTTCACGCTTCGTACCCCATCGGCGGACCTAGTAGCGTCCGCGCACCGTCGCTCCGTTCGGCATTTCATTCCGAATCATCCGACGTGTCATTCTCTCTGCGCGGCGCTGCGCCTTCCGATTCTCATAGTCGCGCACTAGCCTGGGAGTTTCAAGCCCCAAACCGACAACAATCTCGCGAGCCGCTGCCTCTGAGATACCGAGCGTAAAGGCGATCTCATTGTAGCGCTTGCCGTGCTTGACCATCGCCGTTGTCATTGACTTGCGTTTCCGGTCCCTCTCGATTTCGGCGGCATTGACCACTGCCGTTGTTATTGACTTGCGTTTCCGGTCCCTCTCGAATTCGGCGGCCTTGATCAGCTTCTCACGCTCGGCGCGCGGGTCATTCGGCGGGCGTCCCTTGAAAGGTCGACGAAACTTCATGGCTTCCAGCATAATCAAGGCCGGGATATGCACGGTGGCGGATTCATACAGTATGTAAATGTCATATGGAACCCGCAACCGTTCCGCCATTTCCAGCTGAGAATAGCGAAGTGTCTTGCGCTTGTAGATCAGACTGTCAGCGACAGTCGAGAAACGCTCTGTTCCTAACATTTCGTGTAGCTCCATTGCTTGAAAAATGTGTGTTCGATACGTATGTGTGACCGATTGGACTATGATTGTCAACTGGAAACGAAAAATGACCCGTTTTGAAAAATTCAGTTGACATTTCAAAAAGTGTCGCTATATTGGAAAAAGAATTCGCCAGCGCCATACGGGAGTGGCGCCCCATCATTCGAGAGACTTCCATGCATTCGTTAGAGAAAACAGTCATTAGCCAAGCCCTGCCGACCACCGGCGGGACGTGGCTACCCGCGTCCACGAAGGACGTAGGTGTCTAATCGGGTTATCCTTTTCTTCAGTGCGAACTGGAATGGGTAGCCCGCTTCAAGCGGGTTTTTTGTTGCCGTCATTCCACGGCGCCGGGCAAAATCCGGTACCGGAAATGACACGCATCCGGCAGGCAACGGCGAGCTATCTGGCTCGGGTTCATTGACATCGTTGATTGTCCAGATTTGGCGGCGGCTTTCGTCTTGTGAAGCCGCTAGGGTAACTCCGACCGTCTTCATGTCGCGAGCCGCCGCCGATCTATATATGCGCATCGAGAAACGTCCACGGGGTCGTAACGTGGTTCAAGTGCTCGGTGTGCTTCGCCGGCTTAGCTCATTCGGTAGAGCACCTGTCTCGTAAGCAGGGGAGAGAAGATCGAAGCTTCTAGTCGGCTCCACTACCTATGCTGGTAAAGTTCTGTTGGTGGAACGCCTGCCTTGTAAGCAGGATGTGGCGGGTTCGAGACCTGCTACCAGCTCCAATATTGCCTGTAGTCCATCCCTCCAAGATAAGAGACGGACGCGACAAGCGTTGACAACGAGAGAGAATTCGGGAAACTCTCCGGGCAGTGTGTAATGTGTTTATCCAGGGAGGAGACGTTGGTTCGAATCCAATACGGGTGGCGAAAAGCTCTCCGTTCGTCTAGCGGCAGGATACCTCCCGCGATAAACACATACAATGCTGTCATAGCTCAATCGGCAGAGCGCTGCTTCGGTAAAGCAGAGGTAATCGGATCGTAACCGGTTGACAGCACCAATACATGCGAGCGTGGCGGAACTGGCAGACGCGCTGGATTTAGGTTCCAGTGTCGAAAGACTTGAGAGTTCGACTCTCTTCGCTCGCACCAATACTGCGGACGTGGCGGAAAATGGTAGACGCGCTAGCCCCAGGCGCTAGTGTTCCAAAGACGTGCGTGTTCGACTCACGCCGTCCGCACCATCAATACTGAATACGTGGGTATGACGGAAATTGGTAAACCTTCTTGGCTTAAAACCAGGAGTTTGTCCGTTCGACTCGGACTACCCACACCAATAAAGGCCGGCGGGTCCGGTACTCACCCTGGCATGGGGATGCCCGATGTTAAGTGAGAACCAATACCCGATGCCGTAGGCGAAAGACCGCAGACATGCACGTCGATTAGCCTAGAAAATTCGCGAGCGTGTTCGGAATTGGCAGACGTGTCCGGCTCAAACCCGGATGGGGAAACCCTTGCGCGTTCGAGTCGCGCCGCTCGCACCAATTCACTATGTACTTGACATCGAAGCAAATGTGGAGTATATCGATAAAAATCAGTTCTGATTTCCCGTAGCTTAGCGGCAAAAGCATCGGCCCTACACGCCGTGATCCAGAGTTCGAGTCTCTGCGGGAAAACCAATACAGTCAGGAGCTGCGGGTCTCGTACCTGTAGTGCCCGCGCGTCCCACATCCTGAAGAGGTTCGGTGGCGGGCAATCGTTTCAGTTTTCCACTTTGCGGCTGCAAAACAAGCGGTCGAGTGGAAAAGTCAACAACTACACGCCCTTAGCTCAATGGAAGAGTACAACGTTGACATCGTTGGGGTAGATGGATCGTAACCATCAGGGCGTACCATTCACGCGTGACAACTCCACTGGTCGTGGAGGCCGCTCTGATAAGGCGGTGGAGCAGAGTTCAATTCTCTGGTTACGTACCAACAACACGGATACCTAGCTTTAAGTCTATCGGTGCGACAGCGGTCTTTTAAACCGCAGGCAGGCGGTTCGAGTCCGCAGGTATCCTCCAACAACGGATCAGTGACCCGAGTGGCGATGGGCCTAGACTCTTAATCTAGTACACAAACACCGTGGGTTCGAGTCCCACCTGATCCTCCAATTCCGACGACTTACGGCACATAACAACAAAAAGGATATAGTGTCATGGTCTTCTCGCATCCAATGCTCGTTTTTCTGATTGCTCTCGTGTTCTTCATCGTGAGCGTCTGTTTGGCAGTCGCAACCAACTCGGTCGCCAACCCAAACATTTGGGCGCTATGGTCGCTCTGCATTTTCTTCATCTTCGGCGGGATCGCCGGGGTAGCTTGGAAGTAAACTACAACAGGGGTTCCCCTAGTCGGAGAGGCTTAGAGGTTCGAATCCGAAACCCCATCCACGTGCTCGTGGCGGAATAGGCAGACGCGTTAGCTTGAGGAGCTAATGGAGAAATCCTTGCACGTTCGATTCGTGTCGAGCACACCAATACTAGGAACCGGATGCATCTGGTTGAGGCAGACAGCCTGTCAAGTTGTTGAGGCGAGTTCAATTCTCGTCGGTTCCGCCATTTGGAGTAAGACGCAATGCCATATAGTAATCACAATGATAAAATGGAGGCCCAACGGTGTTGGCGGCGAAAGCGGCGTGAATGGGCTCTTGAATATCTTGGTGGCGTTTGTGTCGAATGTGGTGCAACCGAGAACCTTGAGTTTCATCACAAGGCCCCTGCTGAGAAAGAGTTTAATATCAGTCCTCTTCTCTCTCGGCAAAAAGAGATTTTGATCGAAGAGCTTAATAAGTGCGAATTAAGGTGTTCGGATCATCATAAGAAAGAACACGCTACCGAGCACGGCAAACGGTGGATGTGGGTTAAAGGATGCCGCTGTGATTTATGCGTCGAAGCTGCCCGTCAGCATCGTGCAAAGTATTACACAACTGATAAACGTCGTGATAAATACGTTAGACGGGGAACATAACTAATTCAATCCTCCCCCCACGTGCTTGAGCGTAAGGGAGAAAGCCGGAAGCTAAAGCAAGCGCCTTCAAGACAGCGCCTTGTGTCATAGCTTTCGGCACCATTTTACAGGGTATGGGGAAGTATGCAGTTCCCGCCTTCCTCGGAAGGAGGAGAT